ACGAATTGGAGGAAAAGTTCCAAATGCCCACATTTGGACATTTTCTTTACCAGTTTCTGGGTTTGTAGGGTGAAACACTACGCCTAACGCTTTACCTAGTTCAAATATCTCTGTTGCAGTATCAATTATGCCATTATCGTAATGATATGTGAATTGAGCCATACGTGCTGGAGAACCTAAGCGATTCTTCTTTACCTTTACTCTTACCTTATGACCAGTTTGTTGAGCAGCACCAGTAATAGTATTACCAGACTCTACAACGCCCGCTTTAGTATCAAGTTTAACAATCTCAAGCATAATATCAGCAGCATGTTTTAAAGCTCGACCTTCAGTGATTACATACGGATTACGTAATGCTTTCATAGGGTCGATTTCCATAGTAACTTGTTGAATAAAGAAAGTTAATAAGTTATATTCAGCAATTACGGGAACAATTAGTTTAAGTGCAGAAGGCAAGTAACTAGCTCCTGTACCACCCATCTTTTGATCTGTCGTTTGCTTCATGTTTGTTTCTTTAGGATATCGAATTGCCTTAATAGAATCAATAATGAAACCGCGGATAGGCGCTCCTTCTTGAAGTGCCTCCAACATCTCTCCCCCGATGTAGTCAAAGATCTTGAGCGGGTCATTCGACTTGCGTACAATAAGGCGTTTCGCGTCACCGCCGATCTTGATAAAGAGTGGAAGATTAAAGGAGAATTCGGAGTCGAACCATACGAAGATTGCATCTTTATCTTTCTTTTGAGCATCTGCTACTGCCATCATAGCGATTAAAGATTTACCAGAACTCTCAGGACCATAAAGGACTGATATTTTGCCTGGTTGAAATCCACCAATCGCTGTTGCCCAATTAAGCGAAGGCGAACGTGAAGGTACTGGATCTGGTAGTTTTGCATTAATTTCTGCAGCTATTGCACCAAAATCACTCGTTAATTTACTCATCCATTTAGACATATTTAGCTCCACTATCAATTAACTTATTAACAACATCAGTAAATGAACCATGTAGATCATGGCCAAATTTAACATTATTTAATGCTTGAAATGCTATTAACTGATCAAGTAAGTTTTGATCACCATTGTATGTAACCTGTTTTGCAATAGTTCCATCTTCATTTTTTATAGTATAAACTTGCGACATTACATTCCCTCATAATTAGTTAAATGTTGTTCACCATACAAGATCTTCTTCAGATCGTCATGTGCTTGACGGAGTATTGATTGTTTACTCTTTAGTAATGATACCAAAGCCTCTGTCATCGCCTTATGATCCTTAGCTGCAACAACAGCATCATCAATATCAACATAGCGTTTCCGAGCTTCAGAACTATCTTTGATTTGTTTTGATTTAAGATAATCAGAAGCATAATCTAAGTAAGCAATTGCTTCTGCTCGCTCTAAACTTGCCTTGGCTTTAATATCGGCTTGTACAGCTTTTGCAACTAATTGGCCTGCTACATCTTGACCAACAATAAAGTCCCTTAAATAAGTTGCGCCCATCATTTTATTGATAGACGCAATATCTCTAACCTTATCGAGGTACATAGCAAGCTGGCCAACATCTATTGTTGGCAGCTTATTTTCACTCATTGTAATTTCCTTACGAATTTAGAAGCGCATCAGCTTCAGCTAAGAAATCGTCATCTGCTACTGCAGGTCCACGACTTTTTGTTACTGGAGCAGCGTCTTCATCATCCACATCGTCCATTTTTAACGTAACAGGTTTTGCTCCTGTTTTTACTGGTTTAGCTGTAGTTGGCGCAGAACGTTGAGTTACTGCTCCATTACTTACAACTGAATTCGCATTAACGTCTGCATCTGGACACAGTTCGATTAAAGAAGGCATATTAGCTTCTAAAATCTCTGCTAACTCATCATATGATTTAACTTGATATACGGAACCAAGATCATAAGCGAGATTGTCATAGTTTTCTACAACAGCATCAGGAAGTGGAGAGCGATCATCTTCAAAAGTGATCTTTCCAGTAGTTGGATTTTTAGATTTGATATTAACTAACTTAACATCATACTCAGTATCGCGACCAAGGCCTTGACGAGTAATATCAAACCAAACCCCAGAATCTGTTTCCTCTGAGTTCAGAGAAGTTGGATCTTGGTTATAAGTTTGGATATATTCAGTCATCACTGACTTCATCTTCTTTTGAGCGGTACTTTTAAGTTCTAATAAGCCTACATCACCAGATTTATCTGCTGCATTGTAGATATAAACAGTCTTAGGACTTAAGTCTGAAATCAGTTTATTTAACGTTCCAAGACGCTCTTTACTATCTTCCTCTGATATTCCAGAAGCCGCTAAAGAAGCCTTTAATGATTCAGCTTTCTTTTTAAGTTGAGCTACATATTCAGTAACAGGACATTTCTTTTCACTCGTCATTGACGAGGCAAAGGGACGAGCACGTCCAGACTCTGGATCACTTAGACCCCAGATAATCTGCCATTTACGATACGGATAACCATTGGAACTTTCGCCGAAAGGCGGTAAGATACGGAAGATGTTGTGACCATCTTTTACTTTATGTCGCTTCCATTCACGACGGGTTTTCAAGCTATCAAGATTAATCTTGATTTTAGATTGAGACATAGATACTCCTTCAAAGTTTGTTTCATTCAGGGCAAAATTGCCGTGAGATTATTATACCATATTAAATTATGAATCCTGTTCACTTAAGCCATTCTTATAAAAGATTTCGCGAAAGCTATTTATACCTGAATCAACATAATAAATAAGAGATGTATTGGTTGGACGAGTTTTTATCTTTTTGTCTAGGTATTTTGCAAATACAGCAGGATAGTCTGCTTTTAACATTTCAAGCACAATTTCGTTCATCTCTTCATCGCTTGAGAATTTACGACCATCATAATTATGAGCCTTCACAGAATACGCTGTCATATTCTCTGGATCATATTCTTGACCTATTGAGTCAATGATCATACGAATATAGTTTGATCCAGTATGTCCATTTCTAGGTTTCTTTGTTTTATGCATCGCAATCTGAGGAAGAAAAGATGGTTTGTCGATTGCAAACTCGCCTTTACTTAATTCTGTTGGTACTTCTTGAACTACTTTAAATTTAGACATATTATCTCCTGTGTTCTATTCTACTTTTTCTATTTCTTTAACATTTAAACTGAGAGGTGTTTTCCAGCCAGCTTTAAGTTCACCACGTACATATACAATAGTATCTTTTTGCCATCCAAAGGCCTTCTTAGCATCCCATAACGTTGCTTCAACTATGTTGTATCCATCAGATAACATTACAGATACCCTGTGCCACGGTTTGCCGGTCTTTTTAGAAACACCTTGTTTATAGCTTGAACTATCAAACAATAAGATCATTCCAACTTCTTTTTCATAACCTTTCTTTAAGAAACCTTCAGCAACCTTAACTGAACCTAAAATACCAATACTATCTCTAGCTTCTTCAGCCGATTGCATCATATATGGAATACCTTTGCGACCTGTAGGTTTTAATGCTCCCCACTTAGATTCTAAGATTTTTCCAATAGCAGGATCCGCTAGTAGGAACTTATTGAAGGATTGGTTGTATTCTTTTTCTTGTAAGAAAATCTTAATAGGGTCAAGTTGAAACATTTCATCCTTAAATTCAGTCTTACTTTTACGTAAAGAAACATACTTCTTCATAAATACTTTACGACGCTCAATATAGTCAGCCACAGATTGATCCATAAGATCATCAGCAGCACGCGCTTTGATTAAAGCACTCATAGATCCGATATTGACACGTGAATGGTTAACTCGTTGTACGTAATCTTCAAGCGATGTGAATGGCCCTTTACTAACCAATTCGTTGACGACTGCAGGCCCAACCGATTTAATAGAAGAAACAGGCGTAATGATCTTTCCATTTTGGATAGTAAACACTTGCTCTGGATATCTAAGACTCGGGGCTGCAACGACGTCTCCAAGGTAGGCAATATACTTTCGAACTTTTTCATTATTGTCCTCGTTATTTAATACTGCGCACCACCATTCAAGTTTATAGTGATGCTTTAAATATAATGTTATATAACCTAACTCAGCATAAGCATATGAGTGAGACTTATTAAAAGAATAACGAGAAAAGGCTTGAATTTGTTGACAAATCGTCTCAATAGCTTCATCTGTCCAACCTCTAGCTTTACAAGAGATACGAATCTTATCAAATGTCGCCATAATTACTTCATGCTTTTTCTTAGCAATAGCAGAACGAATTAAATCTGATTCTTCCCAAGTGTAGCCAACAATATCAACCAGGAATTTCATTACTTCCTCTTGATAAACGAAAACACCATTGTAATCACCAATGATGGGTTCAAGGTCTGAATGTAAGTACTCCACAGTACGCTTACTGTTCTTTACATCCATATAATATTGTGCTGCCATAGTGTC